AATCGTGTCCAATCAATAGGTCAGACCAGTACACTGTAGACTTGTCGTTATTTATGTCTGCTGTCCACAGGCGTCCATAAGCTGCTATAACTTCGTTTCCGTACATAGTAGTAGCGACACCAGCAGCGCCAGAAACTGTACTAAGCTTGACTACAGCGCCTCCTGCGTTGTCGTACACAAGGGGTTCATTACTACGTTGGAAGAAATAAATCTTGTCATTAAAGTTAACCATCTTCCAGTTGTCTTGGGTAATGGTGTAACTTCCGGGTGTTTCGTTAGCTAACGTAGTGGTGCCGCTAAGTATCTTATTGTTACCTACAGAAAATATTTTAGTGTTACCTGCGTTGTCTTCAAACTCTTTAATTGCTCTAATCTTTGCAGACCCTAGTTCAGTTTTGTTTGTTGTCAGTACTAAGTGTCCTTTGCGTGACGCAATGCGGCCTCGTTTGTCAATTACTGCGTTGTCAGCAACGTCAGCAAACGAAGGGTCCTGAGCCAAAGGGGAATCTTCTGTATTGATTCCTTTAAAGGCCGGTGCAACAAGGTTAATGCTTTGTAATTGTTGAGCCATAGCTACCTCACGGCGTATAGAAGACTACTTCTTCTGGGTGCTTTTGAGCGTCTAAAGCAATAGCATCAGACAGGTACTTATCAGCAATAGCAAAGTATTCAGGAGCAGAAGTGCCTCCAGTTTCTCCACGTTCACGAGCCAACAAAGCAATAGCCAAGTGAATCACAGGCATTGCAGGGATGTCCATTGTGTCGTCATTAGCAGACAGGTCAGCAGCACGTTTTACACAGTTAAAACGAATAGTGTACTCTTTGTCAGGAGTAGGGTAAATGTCAATCTGAGTGTCGCCGTCGCTGTCAACGCCGTTGTACGTGTAGTACGTTGGCGCACTCTTACGTGGGTCTGAGATTAAGTAAGCCTCATCAAAAAACGTAGCTGTCTTGTACTCCATAAACAAGTTAGCTGTGTCGTTGATGACGTTAAGAGCTTTGATTCTATTCTGGCTTCCTGTTAGTACGTAGTTAAAGACGTCAGCAGTAGTAGTAATTGTTAGAGTAGTCCGAAGTGCAGACCAGTCCCATGCGTCTTCTACTGTGCGCTTTGCGTCGTTAACAAAGTCACCTACCATTTTAGAATAAGTGCTGCTTTGTACGGAAGTAACTTCTTCTTCTCGCATCCTTCGTAGGACGTTGTTTACTATGTTTAAATAGGTCATGCCATTCTTCCTGAATTTCTAGCAATTATGTTGTTTAGCTCTGCTACATAGTCTACTTGTTTTGGTAACTGTATTTGTCTATATTCGGGCGTTCTGTAAAAATACTCAGGCGGAACAAAACTTTCAAACATACCTCCACCCCCTCCAGCAAACTGAGGCATACCCATGCTTGGTAAATCTATACTAGGCAAGTCTACACTGGGCAGGTCTACACTGGGTAACTCTGGTGTTGTTATTTGAGGTAACTCTGGTGTTGTTATTTGAGGTAACTCTGGTGTTGTTCCTGTAGGTAATGCTTCTCGAATAGGCTGTATAATAGCTTCATCAATAGCAGATCCTGCGGTTCTAACTACGTCTTCTGCTGCTGACCCTATGGGTCTAACTACGTCTTCTGCTGCTGACCCTATGGGTCTAACTACGTCTTCTGCTGCTGACCCTACAGTTCTAACCACGTCTTCTGCTGCTGACCCTATGGGTCTAACTACGTCTTCTGCAGCAGCTAACACGTCTCCAATGGCCTGTGCTGGAGGCTCTACTATAGGCGCTACTGCTTGCCCTCCTGCTCTGACTACGTCCTCTGCAGTTGATCCTACAGTTCTAACCACGTCTTCTGTTGTTGACCCTGCTTGTCTGACTACGTCTTCTATGGCCCCAAAGTCAGGAACCTGTACGTTGCCAAAAAGGTCTAAATCAATGTCGGGTATGTCTATACCGGGGTCTAAAAACCCTAAGGTTCCGTCTTCATCTAAGCCACCTTCATAAGTAGCAAAATCAACTATGTCTGTAACAATATCAGTAGCGTTTACGTCTTCTCCAAAAGCAGCGCCTACTACTGTTTCTATAAATGGATTTAAAGCTGCTATAGGAACAGTAGTTTGCGCTGGAATTATAGTTCCGTCTTCAAGTATTTCGTCTTCTTCAAACAAGTTGTCTACTTGAACATTGCCCATTGAGTCAGCGTAGTTAGTCCGTACGTAGTTTTGAAGTTCGCTTGTTGTGTACGTTTGTACAGCCCCTAGTGCAATGTCTTCAATGTCGTCACCAGCAACAGCCCCTGAAGCAATACCAGTAGCTATATCAACCACGGTATCATAATCTGTTCTCAAGGCGTCCGCTGTGTTCCAAATAGCGTTGTCGATAGCAGCACCGGCATCAGAACTAGCGGCTATAGCGCCTGATTTAATTCCTTCTGCTACGTAGTCTAAACCAGAAGAAATACCAGCCGTTACAAGAGCAGAAGGGTCTACTTCACCAGTTACGGCTCCTTGAACAATAGCGTTAGCAAGAACATCACCAGCAACTTGGCTTACAAAACCGCCAGCAGTTGCCCCTGTAGCTGCTCCTGTTGCCCCTGCTGCTGTTCCTGTTGCTGCCGTTGCAGTTCCACTAGGTGCTAAAGCGCCTCCAATAGCCCCTCCTAATGCAGCTGTAGCTGTGGCAGCAATCACACCTACCATAGCATTCTTAACATCGCCACTAGGTGCTTTATATGTTTTTACGTAGGCAGAGCCATTCCACTTGTAAGTGTCTCCGTCTTCGTTAGTTATGTTGTAAGTAACTCCGTATTTATCAAGGAGTGCTTTGTTAACGTCTGAGTTTGCCCAGTTGTTGTACGCAGCTTGTCGGGCAGAGCTTAACTGTTGATTAAGTACAGTTACGTCTTGTCCGGGGTCACTAGGATCTACAGTAAGATCTGCATCTCCTTCCATAAGCATTTGTTGATCTTCTGTAAACCCCGCTCCTCCGACACCTTGTTCAGCCCAGTTACCTACGTCGTATTCGCCAGACTGAATTAACTGTTCACGTTCAGTCATGTAAGCAAGGTAGTTGTCAAAGTCGCCAAAAGCTTGTTGAAGTGTTTTAGACCCTTTGTCGTTAAAGTACTTTTTTAAGTCTTCTTCAGTTAATTGCTCAACGTCTCTTTTTTGAGCCAACAAAAGATCAAGGTTTGCATCGCCAGTTTCTTGACCACGTATAAACGTAAAGGTCATCTCTGGTTGTGCTTCTTCTGCTGCTTTTACGTCTTCTTTAGTAGTAGGAGCAGGTTTTACCGGAGCAGGCTTAACGGGCTTAGGTGGTGCTTGACTTAACATACCTTCTTTTGTTGTAGGCGCTGGTTTAGTTGTCCCTACAGGATTAGACGTAATGCTAACTCCCGGTTGAGGATTCTTAGCTAAAAACCTAGCTGCTGCATAAACACTAGGAAACTGTTGTGTACCTACGTAATATGCCATTTACTTTTCCCTCGACACGCCCTTGGTTTTTTCATAAGAACGCATAGCGCCAAGACCAAGCATACCCATTAGTACAGGCATCATAGTCTCTAGGTCAATGAGTGGTATAGTGACTTCAATAGCCAACAAAGCTAGTACAAAGTTGGTAAAAGGTATAACCATGAAATTACCAGTCATACCCAAGACACAACACCAGCCAACAGCAGGTCTCCAACCAGAGACAAACAAGGACTTGTGTGCTGCTTCTACTTTGTTAACCTCTAGCTGTGCCTTAGCAAGCTCCTGAGCGTGTCTCTGAGCCATTGTAGCAACTTCATGGGCCAGTTTAGCCTTTTGGTCCTTGTCCTGTATAAACTTGTCTAGAAGCCCTGTAACAGGCCCTATGAGTGCTTCAATCATCGTATGTACTCAGCAAAGACAATGGCACCAAGAATAAAAGGGTACAACGCAAAGACAGCCTGACGATTGACAGAGATGTCCTTAGCTGCTGCATCAAGCTGACGTTGGATCATGTCGTACCGCACTAGACACTCTTTCTCGTGTCCCTCAAGTCTCGCAATAAGTTCTTCTGTTTTTGTCATTTAAAACCACCTGCAATGAATATCACTAGAACTGCTAAAACACCTAAGCTAACAAACGCTAACAATGTGCCTAGTATTTGTTCCTTTAGTTCTTGCTGTCGGTAAACAGCGTCCTGTCGTTGTTTTATTACTTGCTTCTTGATGTCTCTCAACTCTTTCAAACCTTGGTTACCATAAGCCATGCCTATGATACTGTGTAGTTCTTTGCGTTGAGCCTCTATCTTCTTCTTTCTGGCAAAAGCTTCTAATGCTTCAGCTTCGGCAGACTTAGCAAACACCAGCTTTTTAAAAGGATTTGGGTTGCTCTTTTTTGACTCATCAAACAGTACGTCACTAGCTGCACCGTACCATTTAGCTACTTGTCCTAGTGTGTCTTCTGCAGACTTCCCAGCTTCAACAAATGCCTTAGTCATAGCAAAGGCTTTAGATGCTGCGGCTATAGCTGTTACTGGATCAATCATCGTTATACCTTACGTACTTTGGACAACTATATATGCCTTGGACATACCATCGGTAGCGTTTGTCTGACTCTGAGTCTACCTCCTTATATTCACATACTGTGTGGTAAACAACTCGTCTGCCTACGTATGCTGAAGTACCTCCTTCTAGTACTAAGTAGAGTACTAAAGTTTTTACCAAGGCATACCATCAGCAGACACAGGATTCTTCTGTGCTTCAATGTTAGCAGTCAGTGCCGCTTCAGTAGCACTCTGGTCTACCTCTGCGTGTACCCAGCCCATAACAACTTCTTCTGTCAGACTGTCGTAAGCAACAAAGTCATCAGCGTCAGCGTCAGGTGTAAAGCCTACAGTGCCGTATGATGATGCGGAGAAGTCTCCGTCTACTTCAGTAACACGCCAGTGTGCAACGGTTACACCGCCGTCTGCCACGTTACGCTCAAGGTTTGCGATAGTCCATGTAGCCATTAGTTAGCTCCTTCTAGTTTTCAAATACAAGCTGTTCGCCGCTGAGTTTTTCTAAGACTCTAATAGCTTTCAGCATGTCTACGTTAATTTGCTTCCCATCACGCTCTGAATAATAAGACCACGCCATGTCTTCAGATGGCCCTTGTGGAATCAGGTCAAAGTTGTGTGGAGAGAGTGTCGTAATGTTTCCTGCTTCATCTCTGACTTTAAGCTCAGAACTAGATGAAACGTCTTCTGCATACAAAATAACTCCATCTGTAGCACTGGCTGTTGGAGCTGTTCCATTTGCTAAAACAATATTTCCTGCAGAAGAAGTTGGTGTGGTAGTAGTCCCAACCAACAAGTTGCCGCTTGAGTCTAGCGTCATGCTTCGTGTAGTACCGTTGTGCCACTTGTATGTCTGAGCGTTACCTGTAGTTACTGATATTTGATAACCGTTAGAAACTAAAGCAATTGCTCCACCAGCATATATTTCTCCTCCTGCTCCAGAGGACAAAATAGACGAATATTCTCCTGTTCCTTTAAAACCAATACTTCCCGCTTGCTCATAAGAAGTTCCACCAACCAACAAGTTGCCGCTTGAGTCGATGCGCATGCGTTCTGTTTCACCAGTAGTACCTGAGAAGATACTAAAGTTGCCTGCGTTGTCTGTGCGAAGTGTTGCGTTACTTACCTGAGTAGCGCCGTTTTTTGTAATAAGTTGAACACCTGCACCTGCGGCGGCATTCCCTGTGTTTGTTATATTAACTCTTGTAACGCCTGCTGAACTGCTTTCTACGGCAAGAGCTTGTGCTGGGCTGTCTGTACCAATACCGACGTTGCCTGTAGCACCATCAATACGCATTTTTTCTGAGCCACTAGCACTATTATTGTGTAGATTAAAAACAAAATCAGAATTATTACCTGTTGTATTTCTTAAAGCACCAACTGTCCAGCCATAATTTGCTACGCTTGAAGATGCGTAAGATATACCAGTAAAGCCCGTTGTGTCTGTCGTTGATGTGGCTGTGAGGGCCAAATGTGGTGATGTAAATTGGTTTGTTGTGTTTTGGGCTTGGGCAATATCAATACCACCATCAGGACTAGTCGTTCCAATACCCAAAGACTCCGCAGACGCATCCCAGAACAACTTCGCAGTCGTGCCAGTGTCTTCGTAGAAGCTGATGTCTCCGTCCCACGAAATTAAAGCTCTAGTATTTAGCGTTCCTGAATTGCCCGTCCGAAAATCTATATTAGTTCTGCCAAAGGCATCATTGGCCATTCCTCGTATTTCTGCATTTGCTTTATTGGGACTAGCGTCGGCATTTGCAAAAGTAACCTGACCAATTACGTCTCCAGTAGTTGCTGAGGTGTCCGTTGTGCCGATGCTTAATATTGCCCCATCAGACGTTTGTAAAGTACCGTCACCATCAACAGTCAAACCATCAGCCGTCACACTACCCGTTACGTCGATGCCTGTGTTCGTGGTGGCTAGTTTTTCTGAGCTATCATAGTAAAACTGATTACTGCCGTTCTCGTTAAATCGTGCAAGAAGTTCATCTGTGTCATTACCACGTAAACGAATGCTACCTGATGCCTTAATGTTTAATGTGCCAGTACCTGTATCAGCAATGTAACTAGCAGACCCATCATGATAAATCTGTAGGTCAGAGTCAGCACCGAAGACAGCCTTACGGTTGTCAGCGAAGGTTACGTCCACACCGGGATTAGTACCTACCTCAATAACAGTACCGCCTGAGTCTTCTGTGTACAGGCGCTTGTTGGTCAAGTCTAATGCGGGTTCGCCCTGAGCAAGATCCCCAGCTGTTGGTGCGCCAGAACCATTCTTTAATTTAATCGTGGTCATTAATAAGTTCCCCCGTCAATCGTTGACGATGTTGTTAATACGTTATTACCGTTAGAAGTTACATTTGTAGCGGCTACTGTTCCAGTTACACTAATGTCTGCTCCAAAATCAGCACCAGCATTAAACAGTGCTTTACCAGCATCTGACATATCAAGAGTTAATGCAGTAATACTAACTCCTGAAATACCGTCGTGGTCATTACCTTTAAAAATTATATCTTTATTAGCAATAAGAGCAGATACAGTAACATTGTTATCATTTGCAAGGTCTATTTGTCCTGCAAAAGCACTACCGCCGTCTTTAATTTTTATTTCGCCGTCGTTAGCGTTAACAACAACATGTCCTACTGATTTTATAGTAAGATTGTCAGAAGAGTCAGCAAGTATTTCAGTACCGCCTAACGTGTCGTGAAACTTTATACCTCTGTCAACAAAACCAGCACCGTCACGAGGCAGCTTAACACTTTTATTACCTGTTAATGTTGTATCGCCAGTAATATTGATGTTACCTGTGCCAGTAATATCATTACCGTTAAGGTCAAGATTACCACCCAATTGTGGCGTGGTGTCTTCTACTACGTTCTGCAGTGCAGAGTCAGCAGTAGAGCCTTGCGCCGCAGTAGCGTAGTCAGCAGAGTCAAACGCCTTGACCTGTGCAAGGTTAGTAACCTCACTGTCCATCAAAGCACCAGCGGCTGTTACATTGGCTGTGTCGGTTACGTCTGCGTTAAGTTCAATGTTGTCTAATTTAGACCCGTCTGTAGCTACGTCACGACCATCAACAGACCCTGATACAGTAATGTTTCCTGTAACATTAATTCCGTCCGACAGTGTAGAAAAACGATTTACGTTGTTATGGTAAAGAGCAACAAAATTTCCAGAGATTGCTCTTATTAAATCATTATCTAAAGAATCTTTAAAAAGAACATTTGTTCCTTGTATTACCAAACTTCCTACTGAGTTGTTTTCTTTAATGTAGGAGTCAGTGCCGTCGTGGTAGACTTCAAGGTCACTTCCTGTACCAAAGACAACTTTGTCATTGTCAGCAAGTAAGATGTCATTACCGTTACTGGCAAGGTCGCCGCCTAGCTGTGGGCTAGTATCACCAACAAGGTCAGGGTTAATGGTATTCCAGTTGCTACCGTCGTAAATTCTTGTTGTGTTGTCACTAGTGTTAAAGTACCAGTCACCTACAGTTACGGCATTGCCGTTAAGGTCAACGGTAGGGTTAGAAGTAGCAGTGCCAAGGTACAAACCGTCGATAGCTTCTTGAGCAGCCTCAGCAGCCGTCTGAGCGGCTTCTGCAGCCGTTTGTGCAGTTTGTGCTGCAGTAGCACTGGTAGCTGCGTTTGTGGCTGAGGTGGACGCTGAGGAGGCGCTAGAGGCAGCATTGGTTGCTGATGTGGATGCTTCAGATGCTTTAGTAGTAGCAGTAGTAGCGGACGTAGCAGCGTTAGTCTCTGCAGTTTCTGCATTAGTCTCAGCAGCCTCAGCCGCTGTCTTGGCTACTTCTGCTGCTGACTGGGCTGTCTCTGCTGCAGTCTTAGCTGCAGTAGCCGATGTTTGAGCATCAACCGCAGCATTTTCCGCAGTCTCTGCATTAGTCTCTGCTGTTTCTGCGTTTACCTCTGCAGTTTCTGCGTTAGCCTGTGCAGTCTCTGCGGAAGCTTGAGCAGCCTCAGCAGCAGCCTGTGCATTAGCCGCAGACGTAGCAGACGCTGCAGCTTCGTTTGCTTTTGTAGAGGCTCTGGTTGCTTCTAGAGCTACTTCAGACGCATAAGTGTCTGTACTAGCATCACCAGATCCACCTGTGCCACGAAATAAAGCCATTCAAAGCTCCTACAAAAGAAAAGGAAAAGGGGCCATTGCTGACCCCCTAAGATCGTTACTCTGCGACTGCGAGTACGAAACCAGCTTCAGGACGGTATACCTGAACACCGTACAGGCAGTCAGCCGTATACAGAGTTGAGAGGTATTCCTGCTTGTACTGGGTCTGTGAACGTACAGCCTGCTGCTCTGCCATGACAATAGCGTCACGGTGGAACAAGAGGGCAGCACGAGTATCAACAGAAGATGCAGTGTTGTCTGCTGCGGCTTCGATAGTTGCACAGTTGTTTGAGACATAAATGTCTACGCCGTACAGGTTACCGATAAGACCAGAGCTTACTGCTTGACCAGTTACAAAGTCAGAAGACACGTATCGGTCGATGCCCATGATGGTGTTACGAACCGAAGGTGGGATAACAAGTACACGGCTTTCCATAGGTACGTTGTTGTCATCAAGCTTCTGGATCATGTCACGGAAGAAAGCATCAGTAAACACGTCAGCAGCAACGACAGTATCGTCGGTGTACTGGGTAGTAGTACCGCCGTCGTTGAAGAAACAACCGCTGTGCTGGTAGTCAGTAGGAGCTACTGAACCAGAGAACACAACTGAACCACCGTCACCAAAACCAGTACCGCAAGAGTGGAGATCAGTGTCGATCTTAGTAGCAAGAGCATAACCAGCGTCTTCAGTGTAGAACTGACGGAGGCTAGAAAGCGCCTGTACTTCAACGATGTCTTCGATCAAACGTGAGTATTCGAAGTGACGGTCGATGTCAACAGTCAGTTCGCTCTCAGTGTTTGCAATGATAGTAACCGCAGTGTCAGCAGCCTTAGCATTTGCATCGCCACGAGTTGGCTTTGGAATGTGAAGCTTGTCGCCCTTCTTGCCATTCATAGCAATACGCTTGACAAGTGGAGCCATCTTCAGGTTCTTTTG